CTGCTCCACAATCCCCAGCTCAGCAAGACGTTTGTATGCTCTGGTCGCAGACAATGCGGCATTGTGATTTTTCAGCAGTGTAGTCAGGGATGTTGTCGACCTGCTGGAACCATCCACCGCGCCCGCCGGTGCATCAATCGCATAAGAGGGAGCCAGATCCGGAAGACCAGCCATCTTTTGCAGCTTCTGATACCCGCCAAGCTTTGAGGAATTCGACAGATTCAGTGTTTTCGCCATAGACTCCAGCAGAATAGCTCCGGCCTGAACCTTATCAGCCAGCTGTATCGCCTGCTGTGTTCCGGCCACCACATCGAACGTGCGGATCACTTTCAGATTGAATGAAGGACTGATCCACATCGCATAGGCATAAACCAGTTCTTTGCACACATAGGTGCCCTGCTCGGTGCCACCACGCAACACATTTACCGGCTGTGTACCCGAGTCGCAGATTTGCAACTCGGCAATAAGTTGCTCTGTCTGTGCATTTCTCAGCCAGTAAGGTGGTTTATGCCTTTCCTCTCCACCAGCGGCCCGGTGCAAATCATTCAGGCAATAGCGACCGGCCATATCCCGGCGCACATTAATACCATCGACAATAATCAGATTGCTCATCGTTATCTCTCCACTCATTAAGCGCAGCCGTATACTGCGCGTTTTACATCGGGGCTGATCATCCCCGCACCCTCGTCGCTGTTCTGATGTTTTCATATGCTTCAAATGCTTCCATGCGCTCAATACCGTCACACTCTTTTGCATAGGCATACATTGCCTTTTCAGCTTCACGGTGTTTTTCCAGTGCAATGCGTTTTAATTCTGCGAGTTGTTCAGTAGTCATCCTGAAAGTCCTTTATTGGTTGTGGCGTACATTCCAGGCTCTGATTGCCTGGCGTTTTGTCGGGTATGTAAGCGTGATTGGCTGAATGAGACATTCTTTCTGTGAACATCCTGCATACACCCCGTCACCATCCGAAGATAATTCAGCTTTACCACCACAGAATGGACAGGTGTCCAGTGACTGCCAGTGCGGTAATTTAAGATCAAATATCATCACCCCTCCGGTTCCAGGCCGCGATCGCCTCGTCTTCATCAAACCGTTTCATTCGCACACCGCATCCATCACAGGCAATACCGTACAGTGTCAAACCGTGGCTGCTGGGGCGGTGTATCGTGATATCAGCACATCCGCAAAACGGGCACGGTTTTAGTTTCTGTATTTTTCTGATCTGCTTACTCACACCAACCCCCGCTGTTTTTCTCCATTTCACGGCGTTTCGCTGCTAATACCGAAAATAGTCTGTTATGTACGGATACAAATTCCCGCTCGGCCACATCCTGCCCGCAGGGTTTATTTCTTCCGAATGGGTTCTTCTTTTTTTTGAAAGTGTCCCGCTTCGCTGATACTTTGCTTTCATAGTTTCTGACTAATACCGGCGCATCCGGCACCACTCTGAATATGGTCTGGCTGCCTTTTCTGCGGTGAACCACATCAACAGCATTGATTTTTTCTAACACACGCGTCGCCGACTGGGTTTTTGTGTAAGAGACTCCGTATTTTTCCATGATGTCCGGAATAGTGAGCTCCGTACCAGCCGCTATCTCCTCCGCAATTCGGGTATAAAGCATCATCACGCGGCCTCCCCTGTTTTCGCCACCAGCCAGCGTGCCTGCCGCATAAACAGTTTGCCAATGGTGATCAACTCATCACGGCTGATATAACTGATTTTTTCTCCCCGCCAGTCCTTATCCAGAATGACAACCGCACCGGCAAAGAAAGCACCTGACGGTTTTTGTTTTTCATTCGCCGGTACAAACCAGTCCGGTAAATCAAACCCGATACGGCCACGGATGAATGCAACGTGATCTGCATACTCGGGCCACCATGTTTCACTCGTCGCCGCTTTCAGCAGGAAAACATACCGGCCACCTTTCTCACGCATAGACTTTGCGTATTCCATGATATGAACCATCCCTGTAACGGCCTGTTTGCCATGATAGGTTGCACGGGAATATGGCGGATTGCCGTATGCTGCCCCGCCCAACTCTTTCAGTTTTTCTGACCAGTCCTGAGTCAGTGCGTTATCTTCGGCGGTGTAATAGTCCGGGCATTTACTGTTCTGGCCATCCGTAAACAGGTCGAGGGTAAACGGGCCGAACTTGGCGTTGATACCCCAATACAGCGGATCTGGCGACCGCCACTGGTCACCGACCTCTTTCAGCATATGAGCAGGTTTATTACGCAGTTCTTCCAGTTCAATAACGTAATCTGAGCGCAGATCCTGGGTTTCCGGCAGCGCGGCAAGGATACGCTCACCAATCCAGCGCATAACCGGTACCGCCATGCTGTTACCGATAGCGCGGTAACGCGGACCATCCGGGCAGTCAGCAGCATCTTTACCACGCCAACTGATTCTGGTGTGATTATCAGGAAATCCCTGCAGGCGTTCACACTCGACAGGGGTCAGGCGACGAACGCCATCTTCTGTAACAATGAGGTCGGTACTGTCTTTGTGGTCACGGGCTTTTAATGTCGATGCGTGGTCGGATTCAACGTATTCACCAAATGACCTTATTCTGTAGATTGTGATGCCTGTTTTTTCAGGGCAGATTCCAACTTTACCGGTATGACTTTCCCTCGCCTCGCGGCTCTCAGAACAATCCCCATGCATGCTCTGGTACTCAAGTAATACTTCAGTTGGACTGAATCCTTCTCCAGCACTCGCGATAACGAATACCCGTGGTCGACCCTGGGCGACTCCGAGATATTTAGCATTGAGCACCCGCCACACGACAGTTCTTTTTGGTCCAATAACACAACCAGCGACCGGCCAGCTCGCAACGTGCTGACTGGTTTTTTTATTCCACGTCCAGAATTGGTTTGATTTTCCATGCTCAGGTCGCGCACCAGGTTCAAGCGGTTCATCTTCTCCAGCCAGACCGGCAATAAAACATCCGAATGCGTTATCTTCACTGCTGAGAACCCCTTTCACGTTTTCCCATACGATGATCGCCGGCCGTTCATTGTTTTCTTCTCTTTTATCATCAATAGCATCAGCCAACTCAACATATGAAAGTGTTAATTTCCCACGTTCGTCACTCATTCCGCCACGCATACCGGAAATACTGAATGCCTGGCACGGTGTACCGCCCACCAGCAGATCCGGCGCGGGTACATCACCGACACGAACCGCCGCGGCAAGTTTTGTCATATCACCCAGGTTATCCACCTGCGGCCAGTGTGCAGCCAGTACGGCAGACGGGAACGGTTCAATTTCGCTGAACCAGAGAGGCTTCATTCCGACAGGCTCCCAGGCGACCGAAGCGGCCTCGATGCCGGAGCATACAGATCCGTAAGTCAGGCTCATCAGATAGACCCCTTGTTCTGGTGGGTTTTCACCGCTTCACGCAGGCGCTGGTAACGGCTGTGGAATGTGAACGCGTCCTCAATATGCAGCCAGCCGCGGCGCTGAATGTGCTTTTCAAAAAAGCGATCATCTGACCAGGTGCGATTCAGGTCGCGCAACACCCACCACCGGATAAACCGGTGCAGAACCGCCATCACAGGGAGCACACTCACGCCATAAATTTCTTTGCTTTCTGAGCGCATGTTCATGCTGCCTCCCGTTCTTTGGCGGCCTGCTCTGTGGCCTGTTTCCAGATATCAATCCACGTCTTGCGGCCCATAAACTCGGTCTGCGTCCGGATGCCGGTTTTCCCGGCCATTTCCAGCGCGATTTCCTCGGTGCGGTTACGTGGTTTTGAACGGGAGCCGATCAGGCGGGTGAATGCCTCTTCGCGCTCAGTGGTGTCGATGTTCTCTGAATTTACTTTTCGCTTAAATCCGGCGGCCGTATTCAGCCAGTATCTGAAACCGGCATTCCAGTCGGCGTATTGGGTGCCTTTGCTGGCGTGGTAGTCACTGAATTTTCCAAACTCATCCTGAACATCCAGCCCAGCGGCTTTTGCCTGTTCGATATGTTCCGGTGACGGTGCAAAGTTTTCCGGCATCACGGTTTTGCTTTTGGCTTTTCCGCGAACAGGATTAATATTTTTATTATCTGGATCTATGATTGGATCATTACTGATTCTGGGTGCAGCTCCTGCACCACTATCAGAACCAGTTGCACCACCTGGTGAATCTGCTGCACCAGTCCCGGAACCATTTGCACCACTCACCCCCGCAGGATTTGCACCATATGGTGCAGGAGATTCACCACTCACGGCGGCAGCATTCAGGCGCAGATGATAGATATTTGACTGGTTCAGACCGTTGGCCGATTTACGGGATTCGATACGAACCAGCCCCATTTCTACCAAGGCATTAATGTGGTTCTGTACTGAGCGCTCTGACATTTCGCACTGCTCTGCGATGTACGGCACAGACGGCCATGACTCGCCCTGGTCATTGGCATTATCCGCCAGCTTTACCAGCACCAGTTTGCGCAGCGCGTTGCCGGTTTTTATCTGCAAAGCCCGCGCAGTTAAAATCATACTCATGGTTTCACCTCACCCACGCGTGTATACCGCTCCTGAAAGGTTTTCAGTGGTTCAAAACACGGATGTTCATAGCCCTCACGCATGAAAATCACCCGGATGTTTTGCCGGTCAAACCGAACAACGTGAACTTTCCGCCCGCGGTTGTCGGTGTAATACCGATCAAGATTGTCAGCTGTTTCTTTAGGCATTCTGACCCTCGCTGCGGTAATAGTATTTTGACCAGTATTCTTTCAGCGCTGCCCGCTCTACCATTTCCGGTGCTTCCCGGTAGTTGTCCGCTATGCCACCAGCAGGTATGCTTTCAACATAACGAAACGGTTCATTACCAATAACGAGGCATTTAAATTGCTTTTCTGGTTCTGAATGAGTTAATCTGCTCATGCGTTTATCTCTTCACACAAATTGATATAGCGCGACCGAAGCCGGAGGCCGTATACCTTCGGCTTCACCCTTTCTTGTGGTACTTAATGAATGCATAGATAAATGTCCTTCCTGTCGCCACAGTCCGATCCAGCAGTTTTTTCAGTTGTTTTTCTTCTTCACTGTCTACCTGACCGTCTTCCAGTGATTTATCCATAAACACAGCCAGAGCCCCCTGATTAGCCGCTACCTTGCTATGCAGTCGAAATAATTCGGGCTCATCCAGATCATCCGGATTGATTCTTTCCACCAGCAGCATTTCAGATTCTGTTGCAACATATTCGGCATACAGTTTCGTCCCGGAGACTTCCTGCATCGTCATCAGGTCGTGGTGATCAAAGAACCGGCAGCCGTTCTTCTCATAAAATCGGTTATTGAACGACGTGGCAGACATGCCAAGCGCGCCGGCCATAACTTCACGCCCACCATTAGTAGCGCTGCACATCTCTCTTACGACTTCTTTCAGTGATTCATTCTTCATTGCCTACTCGCTTTCGGATTGGGTTGTAGTTACTGGGGTCAGATGGTTTTGGTATCGTTTGGTAATCCATCCGACACATTTGGATAGAGATCCGGACGCAGCTGGTTTGGTGTTATCACCCAATTACCCAACTCGCACAGGTGGATAACTCTTTCTGCCGGAACCTGATTGTTCTTGATCCAGTTAAATACAGACTGAGGTGATTTAAACCCAAACAGCCGAGATACCGCTGATGGTGAGCCCACCGCTTCAATTGCCTTTTCTGTAATGCTTTGTTGTTGCATTTGTGCCTCCTGTTATCAATAAAACAATACTACTTAAAGTAGAGAATAAAGGCAACTTATAATAGAAATGACAATTTTGGATGTAGTGGATAGACTTCTACCTATGGTAGAAACTCCGAAATACAAAAGCTTTGCCGACCGACTGGTGCAGCGCATGACTGATGTGGGGGTTGACGTTAAGCAACTATCCGAGGGTGTAGGCGTTACGTATGAAATGGCACGCCGGTATACTTTAGGCTCCGCCAAGCCACGTGACGATAAAATGGAGCGGGTAGCTGAGGTTGTTAAGTCGACGCCTGTATATCTTGATTATGGTGTGTGCACTGATGGAACGGTCGACAAGATGGCTGCAGATACTGTTACAGTGAGGCAAATTGAGGCATTTGCATCTGCTGGGAATGGCTATATCAATAATCCCTTCCCAGAAGTGATCAGGTCAATCGAGATCCCGCAGGACCGCATATATGAAATGTTTGGCCGCCGGACGCTTGAAGGTGTGGTCATTATCAATGCGGATGGTGACAGCATGACGCCGACCCTGAACCCGAAGGATTTGCTGTTTATTGATACTAAAGTCGGGCAGTTTACAGGTGATGGTATTTATGTCTTTAATTTTGAAGGATCAACGTTCATCAAACGCCTGCAAAAAGTTAAAGGCCGCAAACTGGCCGTTATATCCGACAATGACTTTTATCCCCCTTTTCACATTGAAGAACATGAAATGCATGAATTGTATTTCCACGGCAAACTATTGATTAGTATACCGATGAACATTAAATACTTCTCATAAACACAGAAAACCAGCCCATGCTGGTTTTTTTACACCTTTATTTTCTACTTTTAGTAGTTGACATAATCTACTTTTGGTTGCATTCTTGTTTTCAACGAAGACAGGAGATTAACCATGCAAATCGAACCAATCATCACCACTAACAACATGTCAGTAGACGATGTTGCCGCGTGGATCACCGAAAAAGCCCAGGCATTTAACAAACTGCAATCACTCCGTACCGAACGCGAAAGAGCAATCCGCGATCACGAACGTGCTCTGGACCGCTTTGATGAAGACATTGCCAAGTGGGAAGATCGCTGTGTCTTAATAGTACAACCGCAGTAACGGCTGCGTATCTGAATAACTGTGTGAAGAGTAAACGACCCCATAACAACAACCATGCAATACCATTAGTGGCCGTGCATAACACGGTGCAGTCCACCAGCCGGCCGCCATTTTTTACAAACATAAGTCCACCGGCGTAAATCGTCCTGCCGGATAGATACCTTGCCTGACCGCTGGTGGACTTATCTTTGTGTGAAGAGATAAATGAGGAACCAAATAATGACGGCTTTTAATGTTAAAAGCATGTGCATATATCGCATGTCACGTAGTATGGATTTATCCAGCCTGAGTGAGCAACTGGAGCACTTTAAATATTCACCTTGTGGCTCTCAGGATTTAATGAAAACCGGCTTTATTCCGCCACTCGGAAAGCATTCTGATGAAATTCAGCATGTCGCAGCAGGCCAGCACCTTATCTCTATTATGAAAGAGAATAAGATTCTTCCGTCAGCAGTAATAAAATCAGAGTTACAGGCAAAAATAGACAAGCTGGAGTCCGAGCAACATCGGAGACTTAAAAAAACAGAACGTGATTCTTTGCGTGACGAAGTTGTACATTCTCTGCTGCCTCGGGCATTCAGTAAATATTTAAGAACGGATATATGGATTAACCAGGAAGAAAGCTTAATCATCGTTCTGACAGCAAGCCGCCGTCATGCGGAAGATTGCCTGGCTTTACTGCGTAAAGCACTTGGCTCACTGCCTGTGATACCTTTTGCGACGAAAGAACTACCAGAAATGGTAATGACTGATTGGGTTAAAAATGACGAGCTCCCAAACGGTTTTATTTTTGGCGAAAAAGCTGAATTAAAATCACTGCTTGGTGAAGGTGGTATTGCCAGATTTTCTAATCAGGATCTTATTTCAGATGATGTATTAAGTAATATTGATTCTGGGAAAATGATAACAAAGTTATCACTTAATTATGATGACCGGATTCAATTTATAATTACCGATGATTTTGTATTTACTGGTATCAAGTTTTCAGATGATATCTTAGATAAAAATGATGATATCGATCGTGAGGATTTCGCACAGCGATTTGATGCTGATTTCTTCTTAATTACATCCGAACTTAAGAAATTAATAACCACCACAGCATCCGCTTTTGGTGGCGAAGCAAAATTATAACTTAAAAATCTATTTAGCAGCACCGGGAAATTAATTACTTATAAAAAGTAACGGCTTTTTATTATCTAAATTGTGTGGAGAGATAAATGCATATCAACCAAATAGAGTTAGTAACTGCTATTGCAGCTGAAATACAGCGACAAAAAAATAACGCCGTAACTCTGGAACCCAGATATTTCAATACCATCATCAAAGCCGCAAACATGGTTTGTGAGGAATTTAAAAAGCCAATCGTCCGAGCAAGTCACGGCATGGGTCTCAAGAGATGGATGTCATCAGACGACACAGGCCTCAGCAGCCTCTACATGGCTTCTGTTCTATCTGACGGGGGTTTCACTGCCGAGTTTGCGTTCCCGTGGGACCCATCTGATTTTGGGCGCTGCATTCGTTTAATTGAAGCGGTTCCTGAAATGGCCGGATTTATCAGCAAAATGCAGTCTCACGGCCCGGAATGGACTGCAATAGTAGCCAACTGGGAAGAGTGGAAAAAATTATACCACGATGAAAATGGCGAAGAGCTATACCGGCAGATGAAAGACGCATATGCAAAATACAGAGCCGCAGAGGAAAAATAAATGTCATATATAGCAACCAGTACTGGAAAACATATTGATTTCACCAATATCACTCCGGCTCAGATTTGTATCGAAGATATCGCGCGTGGCCTGTCGAATGAATGCCGGTTTGCCGGGCAACTGGAAAGTTTCTATTCCGTGGCTCAGCACTCTGTATACGTCAGCCAGATTGTACCACCGGAATACGCACTGGAAGCCCTGCTGCACGATGCAGCTGAGGCGTATATCAAGGATATCCCCTCACCGCTGAAAGCCATGCTGCCGGACTACAAGGCCGTGGAAAAACGCATAGAGTCGGTTATCCGTGAAAAGTTCGGACTGCCACCAGCAATGACCGTTGATGTTTATTATGCTGATCTGGTCATGCTGGCGACCGAAAAGCGTGACTTTGAAATAGACCCCGCCAGCCACTGGCCGATGCTAGATTCAGCACCGCCACATGATGACATCATTATCCAGCCACTGACACCACCGCAGGCATATCACCAGTTTATGGCGCGGTTTGAAATTCTGACAGCTGAGTAAGGCGACGATTATGAGCTTTCAAAACGACACAAAATTGCATGAAATGACATGCATAAAATCAGATGGCCTGCACCGGCATTATCATTTTTCCAATCCGCGTAATTCGTGCTACTGGTTCGATATTGTGACAGTGCCTGGTTATTTATTCATGACCGGTGATATGGGGACGTGGGCCTTTAGCCGTATACGCGACATGATCCAGTTCTTTAATCACGACAGTATTGATTATGGGTACTGGGCTGAAAAATTACAGATGGGTTCAGGTCGTAGTGAGGTTTCAGCTGCATACAAAGAGGTCGATTTATCTTCAACTCTTGAATTTTATCGCCGGTCATTAGAAGAGTGGCTCGCAGATACCATTGAAGGTGAGGACGACAAAGATACATTAAGTGCAATTAAAAGATCATACAGAGAATTTGCGGAACGTATCGGCCGGTTAAAGTCACTTATATCTGATTATTCAAGTGGAAGAATATCAGAGCATGTTTTTTACCGCGCTGTAGCAGAGGCAGACATGGAAGACGACTCATGGCCTGGTCACTCGTCACCGTGGGATTGGGAAAATTTAAGTCCACATTTCAAACCAACACATCACTACGCATGGGCGTGTGAAGCAATCCAATATGCCTGTCAGCGTATTGCGAATAAAGAACTGGCTGAGGCTGCGATAGGTAAACTGATTTTGTTTAAGCAGGTGTCCGCATGAAACCCATCCTCGATATGTGCTGCGGCAGCCGGATGTTTATGCACGATAAGCAAGATCAGCGTGTGTTGTTCAGTGATATCAGAAAGGAAGAACATACCCTATGTGATGGCCGTCTGCTGGAAATTACACCGGATATCATTGCTGACTTTAAAAACCTGCCGTTCCCGGATGAAACATTTTACCAGGTACTGTTTGATCCGCCCCACCTCGTTCGAGTTGGTAAAAATAGCTGGATGTTTAAAAAATACGGCTCACTGGATAAGCACTCATGGCGTTCTGATCTTGCCGCCGGTTTCAGAGAAGCATTCAGGGTGTTGCGGCCACACGGCAGTTTAATTTTTAAGTGGAATGAAACGCAGATATGGGCGAGTCAGATTCTTGAGCTGACTGAATATAAACCTACCATTGTGCAGCGTGTCGGTAAGAACGATAAAACGCACTGGATGGTATTCTATAAAGGTGTAAACCATGACAGTAATTAACAAAATAAGTCCTATCGAACCAGATCGTGATTCTGATGGTTACTGGGTGCATCCGGATGTTCCCTGCCTGGAATCAAATCAGGAAATAGAGCAGTGGTGCGATGAAAACAATCTTGAATGCCTGGCGGTGTATTGCCAGAATGACATTGATAACTTCCACTCACTGTGGTTCAGCTATTTTGAAGAAGGTGATACCAATATTTCAGCGTGGGAACCAACAAAACCGGATGGTGATGGCTGGTTTATCGCCTGGATAGCAGACAATGAAGACGGCCCTGTTTGCATGTGGGTCAGACCTAAAAACCTCTAATCGTATACGGCGATGTGTGGAGAGAAGACTATGAATACTGTATTTCTGTTAATGGCGGAGTTTGAAACATCTCAGATCCCGCTGGCAGTAGTTGCAAAGAAATTTCTGAATATGACCGAGTCATACGCAGATAAAAAAGCAAATTTAGGTGAGCTGCCATTTCCGGTTTACCGGGACACCACCAGCCAGAAATCGATCCGGATGGTACACATTAGCGACCTGGCAGAATGGATTGAATCAGAGAGAGCCAAAGCCAGAAAAGAATTCACACACCTGAATACGCAGTAATAAACCAGAATAAATCCGGGGTGTCAGGACACCAATAGCACCCCGCAAATCCATATCTTATTGATATTTATGAACAGTGAATCCCATCCAGCATCGGTGCCACGGAGAAACGGTTAAGGTTCTTATAGCCGCCGGTGGTGCGTAACTGCTGGTTTTCAGTGGTTTTTTCTGTTGGTGTGTTTTGGTGCAT